ATCCTGTCCATCCTTTAATCCTATAAATCCTGGTTCAGACATTTTTGTTTGCTGCACAGACAATATTCTTTTCTCCACCACCTCGCGTAATACAGGCAGATGGGTACGGAGCTGTTCTTCCACATCTTCGGGTTTGTCTTCCCATACGAGGCCATATTTCTTTTTGGTGTTTACGATGTTAATAAGGTAGGAACGTTCGTCCTGCGAAATACCTTCAAGTTGTTTTATTTTTTGGATCAGATCGGTTTTATTCATTGCGCAAGGTCTGTTGTGGTTTTGCGCATCTGGCTGGAATTCAGGTAAGAAAAATTCACAAAAAAAGCGTGGACTAAGCCTTACCCACGCTCGGGGCCCTCGGAGGCCACACAGGATTGATAAGTCAAAAGCCCACGCCGTTTGGCGTGAGCATTTTGCTTACTGTATCTAATCCTGTGTCCGCTTATTGAAATTTCCGAGGTTCCGAGCGTGCGAACAATAGCTAAATGCTATGTTAATATTTTAATTGATAATACTTTATCTTTACATTTCTTCGATATTTTTCCTTTTTGATTTGATATATGCAAATATAGAATGTTTTAAGTTGATGCCAAGAACTAAAATTGACTTATAAAAATATTATTTGTCAAGCAATTAGGGTTATCGTCCTCAAAAAAGCCCCTTTCGAAGCTTTTTCTGATCAGCAAGATGCGGTATCCTGCTCATCGTCGATCAGGTTCCAGGTGGCATATTCTGCATTTTCTTCCTCCCATGCTCTGAGGCTGGCTGAATCGGAGGTGGGATTCCAATTAAAATGGAAATGAGATTCATGGTTTTCAACATTGTGATTTGCGGAGGTTTTTGAAGCTGTTTTCATGATACGAAAATTTAAGTTTAAAAATTATATGCAAGTGAACAGCTTGATAATTAGAGGTAGGCAAGGAGGAACTGGAATACCGGACTGATAGTAGTGAGGGAGGATATGCCGGGAAAATCCTTTCGTGAATGAAATGTACGCGCGGGGATCAGAGCTAACTTAGCATAGAATTTTAACTGAATTTGTCATGAGAATAGCTTAACATCCGCAGATATATCACCGAAAAGCCAATCTCCAGTGCTAATTTTAAAACCGAAGGTGCTGCCAGGCATGGGAAGAAGGAAGTAAATGCTTTGCCACCTGTTTTTATCGGAGCAGGATTCCGCTGCTATTTCAGGAAATGCTTCTCCCGGGGCTTAAACTACAGGGGAGTGTAACGGATCTGAATCAGAGCACGAACAAAAAAAAGAGGCCCTGACCGAGCCTCTTTGAATGGATATTCCGGATTGTCAGGGTTGCCCGTCTGACTGATGCATCAGGATATAATCAACCGCTTTCTGTGCCTGGGCAGCTGCCAGAACCAGAACTTTCGGATCATCTTTGAAAGTTCTGATCCAGCTTTTAATGTAGGCCGCATTGTTCTCAATCGTCTCCTGCTCAATATTGGTTATTCCGCACAGGTAGGCAGCACCCATCTCGCCAACGAGCTCCTCCTGGCTATAATCCTGTGAACCAAACTGATGATCTTTTATTTTCTCATGCCGTCCAAGACGTCTGCTATGGCCAGTTGAATGAGTCAGTTCATGAAAAAGTGTGGAATAGCATTGTTCGTCACGGAAAAATGTTCTTTGGTCCGGCATTCCAACAATATCAAGTCCCGGAGCATAGAATGCATGATCTTTACCCCATTCAATCTTCGGACAATCGCTCCATTTGTGAATGATCGCATCAGCTGCTGCTATCGGATTAAAGTCATGATCGAAAGCTTCAGTTGCCGGAATCTTCGCAGGATCGATCCCTTCGGTCTGTGTCAGGTTAAAAACATTGTAGTAGCGAAGGAAGGGCGTTTTCTTGATTTCTCCGCTCTTATCTTCCGACTCAAGGATCTTCCAGAAAACCACCATCGTCGATTTTTCACCTTTCAGGACATTTCCGTTCAGTGATTTCACCTGCTCAAATGTCAGGTAGAACGGAGAGGTGTAGTTCAGTGAAAGTAACAGCCAGAAGTTGATCCCGTTGTAAGGCCGTTTGGTGATCAGGTTACTGGGCATTCCTCCGGCGTTTTTCCAGGGTTTCTGCCAAGGTACCACGCCAGCTTCAAGACGGTCAATGATTTTCTGTGTCACAACTTCATATAAATCAAACTTATTCATGTGTTTTGCTGCTGCCTTGCAGACTTATTTTGGCACCAGGCACGCCGGTTAATTTTTATTGGGCGTACCTGATTGAGCCGGGCGGATTCCGGCAAGGGGTGAATGTCTGGTTTTGCCTTCGACTTCGCTCAGTCACCATAGGGCAAAAGCTGACCGAACACGAAGTGACGGAGGGTGCTGCTCCTGGGTATTACCACCAGGGCAACCAAAGTCCCTTGACGTTTCCGCACCGGCGATCAATACCTTTGTCCAATAAATGAGTAACCAGCGCATTCTCCTCTGCCGGGGTTTTTCTTCCCGGTTTTGTTCAGCCTGTTTTTCTCAAGGGTTTCTTTTTTGGTTCTTTTTTCTTGACCCGCTATTAACTCAAGAAAAAAGAACCACGCCGGTTTTTTAGGCCGCAGGGGTCCCTGAAAAACGGAGCGCAGCGGGCGTGAGGTTCTTTTTGCCAGCTTTTTCTTCCAAAGAAAAAGCTGAGGGGCCTTCCAAAAAACCTTATCCGGTTTATTATTTCTCAAACATTTAAACACCAACACACTAAACAATGAAAATACAATTATTTTCATTGTTTGTGTGGTTGATGCCGAACTCGCCCTATCGGAAAAGCAGAAAAACGGGCAGAATTTCACAGGAAATATGTATAATTCAACATAATGCACGAGAGCGCACCGCATGGAAAAACGATTCTGAGGTCAGTCCTGACAACCTCACGGATCACAATACGAGAAGGCAGAAAAAAGAGCAGAACAGAGCAAATAACAGGCAGAAATTAGTGTGATCAGTGATTCCGCTTCCCTGGGAACAGGCTTGAAGAGCGGTTCACAGTAGTCCTGACACATCAACTCTTTCCGCATTCGGGCGGAATGTGTTGATACCGTTTCAATCAATTCTGCTCATAGGGAGTTACGGGCAGAATTGATAATCACAAATGAGATACTTCTAAACCTCGGTATTTCAATTGAAAAGTATACCATATATATAAGGTGTAGTTTTTGAAGTATGGAGAGACAGACACAAACAGTAAGCTACCAGCGCGGGGAAACGAATGTACTCTGATGGAGATTGATCAGATGGCCGTACTTGGTCCACATTCTTTTATCGACAGCATCACCGAAGTGAGTCGCCTCTTCGGGCAGGATGGAGTTCTTGCGCTCGGAGCTTTTGTCTTTCTCAAACTTTCCATCCTTGTCAATGACCTTGGTATTGTTCATTGATATCAGCGTGTACTTGCACTTCCTTCCGTTGATGATGAACTTCGGGTAACGTGCGTCTTTCCCTTTGAGGATGTTCATCCATAACAGGTACTTGTCATGCTGTGGTGGTTCCTGCCCTTTATGGACTCTAGTCTCAACAGTCCAGCCATTCTTAGTAAAGCGGTCAATAGCCTGCTCATTATAGGTCTTCGAGTTCTTTGCATTGGGTTGCTTTGAATCGCCGTAACGGTCACGAAAGTAACAGATCCGTTTGGTAGGATGCGGCCCGTAATAGTTGCAGGTCTTATCAACCAGGTCATCGATCATCACACCCGATGTATTTGCCTTGACAAATACTTCATTGATAGTACAATCGACCGGCTCCACGATCTTTGTCACAAAGTTGTAGTTCCGCTCCTGAGCAACAGAAAAGAGCGCAATCTTTGAACCCCAGTCGGGAACGATCTCAAGCGCCCTGTTTGGATCACAATCCAGATCGAACAGACAATTTTCATTCTCCAGTTGGGCAATATCCCAGTTGCTGTTATCTGCCACACCCCGGATATAATCATCGTTGTAGGCATCGTAATAGATATGTGCCTCGCTGTCTATGTGATAATAGCAGTCCTCAATCTGGTCAATGATCCAGTTCAGGATTTCGACCATAAAGGTGAGCAGATTTTGCTTATCGTATTCGCGGGTGATGTACGACATGCCCAGGTTCTGAATATTGTCGAATGCGTTGGCAAGTGTAAACAGGATACCATCCTTTGAAACAAAGGGCGCAATTTTCTTTTTCAGCCGCACGGTTTCATTCCAGATATCCTTGAACAACCGTTTATCCCCGGCTTTGTGCGCCTCGATCAGTTGCAACTGAAGCTTGACAATCCTGTTCCAGGTATCGAAGATCGGAATGCCGGCTTCCTCCATATAGTAATCGCCATATTTCAGCAGCCAGGTTTGCTCACGGGTGTATGGCATCGAAGATACATACCTGAATCCGTGATGCTGTTTGATCCGTTTGGGGGATTTGAAGCCAAAATACTCTTCATTACCACGGTTGGCAGGGGAGACCTCTTCATCGTACCGCTGCTTATTCAGGGTCAACGCTTCATCAACAATTTCGCGGTCAAGATTTGGACCACGCGCCGATCCCTGTCTTTCCTGCGACAGCATCAGAAAACCGGTTCCGTTCGAGAAGGAGATAAAGTTATCGTATTTGGTCACTTTCTCGTAGGGTTCTTTAAACCCCAGTTTTTTAGATGGTTTATGACCGATTACAAAATCTTTATCCTTTTCGCTTCCGAGCTTTTCAAGAAATTTGAGCGTTGACGGAAGCGTTCGCGTGTAGATCTGCCCAAAGGTGCGACCGGTGATAGAGGTAATTGATCGAGGCATTTTCCGCACCACCTGGTTCATTTCCCAACCGATTACATACGATTTCCCGGTACCACGGCCATGAATATCGACTTCACTTTCTGCATCATTGATCACCGAAAGCTGTTGCGGCCCGTTTAAATCAATAACTTCCGTGATCATGATTTCATGATTTCTTCAGCATCGGTTTCCGTGATCTCATTGCCCCCGTAAATTGCACGGCTTAGTTCCTGGAGGGCGGCTGTAGGTAAGTCCTTCAGGTTATTGAGGTCAACTTTGATCTGCTGGTTATTATTCTGAATCAGGATATAGAACTGGTGTTTCTCGGTTCGTTTCGGATCGGGCAATTCTTCGGGCTTTTCACCGATCACCTTGATCAGGTTGGCATGTTCGATGGCAATAATCCGGCGGTCTTTTTCTGACTTTGTGTTACGGCAGATCAGAATATTCTGAACAATGTCATTGATCAGCCAGGTTCGCCAGAAATCGTAATCGAAGGTGTGCAGTGTATTAAAGAGCCGAACAGCAAGCCGGAGATCTTCGTAGGCTTGAGACCGGCTGACATCGGGATACTTTTGCTGATGAATGGCAACCGCCTGTTTTTGAATCGGGTTTTTATCGAGCACTTTCGATGCTGAAATAACACGTTCGAGCAATTCACGCTTTTCCCTTGGAAGCGGTGAATTATCCGGATCAAGTACATGGGCTTTGATCATCTCATATTTGGATTCTTCAAGGGCAGGACGGCTCATATTCTGGATTCTTTCTGGTAGTTCAGCATCATTTGCTGCGATGGACTGCTTCCGTTTAATGCAGATTGTTTGATCGCCTTGCGCAATGTAATATCGGCAGATAACCAGCCTCTCATATAAGCGGCAACAATTGGGGACGAAGTCGATTTACATTCAACTGCTGCAACGAAATCCTCGGTTTCGTCGTCATCCAGTTCCAGGTTGATTGCAATATCTGAAGGAGAGAAAAACAGTCCTGCCAGCTCTTCAACCTCAGTTAATTGCTGCTCGTTTAAATTCATTCTCAAGTACTTTTAAATCAAAGTTGAAGACTTGTTCATCCGTGAAAATGGTGCCTCTTTCAAGTTTGGGGTTGTCGGTTGCATTCTGACTGGTCACGATGCTGATTTTCCATGCATCGTTCCAGAGTAATGCCACCTTGGCATGAACGGATATGCACCGGTAATCGAAACTGGCGGCAATCATCTGAAATGGTTTCGGACTCATCACCCTGACGCGGTTATCAAGGATCACCCTGAAAGAAAGGATCTCCCCTTTGCTGATTTTGTTTTGAAGCTGCTCAATACTCTTTTGACTGAACGAATAGGACGTCATAAAGACATGAGCCGGTCCGGTTTGTTTGATTAGGTAGCTGATCAGCCGAACCAGGTTAAAATTGCCCCAACTGTAAAAGTGATGCTCCCTGCCATTTTCAAGCTGACCGATCGCCTTGGTCAGCGATTTTTCTGCATCGGCAATAAAAGAGGGCAGGGACTGCTCCTTTTTTAAACCAATGTCTTCTGAATCGCGTTCAAGAATAGGTGCAGCGGCCGGAACAATATCTTTACTCTTTACCAGCATATTTCAAAAGCAAGGTTTCAATCTCTTCGATCTTTTTGTTCCGCTCCTGGATCCGCATTTCGATCTTCGCTCTTTTCGGACCATTGGGCATCGGGGTTTTCACCTCTGTGCGCTCTTTTGACTGATATTCCAGCATCGTCTGATCTTTTGAGTTACTGCTCTGCAGGTTCTTTTTCTGCTTCTTCAGTGATGCTTCGTCAAGCAAAGTGATATCCGGTTCTGCTTCTTCTTTCCCAACAGGAGGAAATACAGAACTTTCTTCAGGGATGATCCCTTTTTCATCAAATTCACTTTTAGCGGAATAGAGAATTTCCAGTCTGGCAGATATCGATTTGATCAGATCAAAAAGTTCTGCACGTTTGGCGCAAACAAATTCCGCGTTTGATTCCGGCATATCAACCATTACCGAATGAAGTTTACTGCGTTCCTGGAAGAGTGCTGCATATTCGTGGATGATTCTGCGGATTACCGGTGGATATTCCGTAAGCGGTTTGGTTTCTATTGATTCTGCAGTTTCGATAGTTTCTGTTGTTCCTTTAGTTTCTGTTTTTTCTACAGAATCCGAAGTGCAAATTTTTGGATTGTTCTCATCACTGGGTATAAGTTCCGGCATTTCAACACGGTGAAAATCGGCTGAAAGGTTATCGATTAAAATGTTACCATTCTGCACCTCCCGGATGAAGTCCTTCCAGGTTAAATGGTTGGCCAACATTGCTGCTTTGCAAATTTCATAGGTCAGTTTATCGGCCAAGGCTATATCCTTGCCAGTAAATAGGTTGAAAAATGTCTGTTTACGAGTAAGTTCTACCAACAGGTCAACACCCTGGATATATTCCATTCCGGATTTGATCCAGGAGATTACTTTGATTTGATTTTCTTGCATAAAAAGGGGTAATTATTTATTCAAGACCGAAAGTAAGGAGTAGGGAGAGGGGTGGAAAGGACAGAAAAAAGGATAAGGAAGGCATTAAGGAAGGAATAAATGCAACACAATTGACGTGTTTAGCTGTTCATAAAATTCATGCAAAGGCTTCAATTTAATCTTAAGAATGCCAGTAAAAAATATTTACAAATATTTTTTAAGTACTTCATCTTCAATTAAAATTTTATTGGTAAGTTTGTATTATTAACAAACCTATTTAACACACATTTTCAGCCAAGTAATCAAAGTTCAATTTTTACAAATGTCGAGTTAGACCTATTAGAATCGGACTATTACACCCAATTTTAGGTTGATATATCCGATTTTATCACGCAATTATAAAATTTCGTTGCCATATTGAGATAGTGCATACCAATTTGAAAGACGAAAAATGAAAGGCGAATTTTTTTGGACAAGATATATTTAGTATTCTTTGCAAAAGCAATAAAAAGGCAGAGCCACCCACAAGTTAGCACAAAGTTGTTTGACAATTGCTTTTACTCCAATACTCCAAATACATTTCAACATTAAACTGACTTTTTCAAATGAAATTAAAACCATGCATTTATTCCTTTTCAACTTTCAAGGACAACAAAGCAAGAACCGTTGGACTTGGTTGTCTACTGAAAGACACTTCTCACAAATTGAATGATTGGAGCCTGAATCAAGCACTTACTATAAATAAACTTTTTGGCTATAACGAAAATCAATATTTGGCAGCTGCGAAGGGAAAAGTTTTTTTCATAACAACTGACGAGGACGACAATACTATAAACAATAGTTGTTTTCAAGTAAAGAACAACATAGCACAAGAAGTTTTTTGTGGTAATTCAACAGCTGCAGCTTCGGCAGTAATCTGTAGATTTCTTCATAAAAATTCAAATATAAAATTCAAATATCATTGTGAAGGAGCTTGTGTTGACATAATGGCAAATGTTATCTTAAAAGATAGTTTAGTAAATGTTTCACAAGTTTGGAGAGCAAATATGAATCGTGCCGTTCTGAAACATATCAAAATTGAAAACTGCCCAGCTGTAAAATTCAACCTTTTTAATGATTATGTTTTTTTAAAAGGACCAATTGAGAATCTTGAAAAAGTAATAAAGGAAGGAGTGCTATCTGGACGTATTGATAAAAAAATAGCTATAATATATCCTGGCGAAACTTTACCGCAAGTTCAGTTTTACAACTGCAATGGTTTACATGGAGCTGCTCCGCAAACAGGACTTGCATCATTAGCGATTCTTGTGAGCAAAGTTGATTGGATTAAAAATATTTTTCCTGAAAGAAAGCTTTCTACACCAAGCAGCATTGAGTTTTTGCCTGAAATTATTTCACAAGAAGATAACAATATTTCATTTATAATGCCTGATGTTGATGTCAGATTATCTAAAATATTTTAA